AAAAAACCCCGCCATGTTCTGCTAAGAGTGGCGGGGTTCACAGTAAAACAGTCTTTTAGGACTCCTTTATTTTCTATCAGCGGTTCATTCCGCTAAATCTTTACGCTCCTCACAACCATAGTCTTGCCCTCGACATCGATGTGCCGGATTTCCAACCACTCACCATTAACAATTACGCTAATCATTTCGACTCCTCCCTCAACGCTTCCCGCGCTATCATCAACTGCATGATTATCTGTTGCGAGCAATCGTAACTCCGCAATTCATCGAGCGAATCAATCACATCATCCAACTTGTCAATGATCAAGAGCGCGTCTTGCCGATTCTCCCGCATCCAATCTTTGTATTCGTTGCTCATCACCCGCCTCCAAACAACCCGTTGAACATCTCAAGACCGCGCCCCGCCGACTCCCCCTTCTCAAACGCGAATCGCATCGCCTTCTCGAAGTTCTCCGCACTCATCGACACCCGACCGGATTCCATCTGCGGGTTCGTCTTGCGCACAACTCTCATTAACTCGTTGAAGTTCATACCATCTCCTTAATTTTCCAACCATGCGATGCACCAGACCCTTCGGGCAGGTGATCTAAGTGTTATGTGGATTTTAAATCCGAAGCGTATAGCGCATAATCAACGCCTTGCTTGACTCCAACGTAATTGATGAAATCAACGAGAAGAGCGTCAACGTCTTCCTGTGCAATTTCAGCTCCCGTTGCGTTGTTCATGTGGTTGTTTCGCTTAATCGAAGTGTTTGCGCTTTCGCGGTAATCAACGGTGAATTTCTTCATCATATTTAACAGATCAATCTTAGTCATTTGGTTCTCCAATGTTCACATAACCAGTCCATCGACTTTACGGTGAAAACGTCCGGAGCGGTAGTCGAGGTTGACCGCACCGAAAGTCATGTTAGGCGTTAGGATGGCTTTTTAATCTTGTCACCAAATACAACCCAATCAGGTTTTTGAGCGAATCCAGTCACATAGGTAATTTCGTAAATGCCATCATATTCAAAAAACGGAGCACTATCCTTTGTGTAGGTGATAGTGTCTCCCTTTTGAAAGCCTCGGTCGTCAAATCTAACCTCAAAGGGTTTGTCTCCGCACTCCTTGGCATCCATGTATGGTTGTGCAATCTTTAGTTTGTGATGTGCCATAATACTCCTTTAGTTTCTTTCGCCATCCTAACCAGTCAATAGAGCGTAGCGTTAAAACGCCCGCTCATTTTAGTCGTTAGAAATTGAAATAAGCGGCATCATAATCAATCCCGTCGTCACTCTCCGCATTAAACCCCATCGAGAGCGCAAGCAGTGCCGATTTCTCAAGCTGTTTAATATCAACCAGAGTTTCAGTTTTCCGGCCAGCCTTCCACAGAACGGCCAGAGCGTTGTTCAATTCTTCAATCAGTTGTTCATCCATAATTTTCTCCATTTCTAACCAGTCAATAGAACGTATGGCTTCGCCACCGCTCATTTTAGTCGTTACCCGAATATCTTCACCAACCCGCTCATCACAATCCAAGCGAGGATGCAGTCGGCAACTAAAACGCTCGCCATTCCGTCAATCACCACCCCCGTCTTCCTCGCCCATATCATCACAGCCATCGTTAGCATTGGATTCCTCCCTTGTAGGCGTACTCGCCGTAGTATTCCTGTTCCGCATGATGTCTAGCTTCTTTTGCGTCCTCTAACTCTTCAAACACTCCAATGTGTTTCGTTTTCCCGTTTACGTTGATCTGAGCAACCCACTTAGAGTTTCGGTTGTTGCGATAAACGCCAGTAACGCCACTCTTGTTGGTTGAAATCAAACCCTGATTAAGCATGTTTTGGCGGGGGGTCACAATACGAAGATTGCTTCTACGATTATCAACATAGTCGTTGCTGTGGTGCTCTTTGTGGTCAATCTGCATCCCATCTGGGGTATCTAAGATATCACTATGGAACTGGTATGTTTTGTGGTTAATTGAGTAATGAACATACATTGATTTGCGATCATTCTTTCTAACCGCCGTTAGTCTGCCCGTTTTATGCTTGTTAAACACATCGGAATCAACCGCCATCGTGGCCGTTGGAAACTTAGGCGTTGAGATATCAACTAACAACCAATCACCGTGGTCTTCTAATACTTCGTTGGGTCTTTTTGCTGGCATTGTACTACTCCCGTATTTAGCCCCTTAAAAAAAGATAACGGAAACATGGAGCTTTATGCTGTCCTCGGTTAATTACTCCCGAGTAATCCGTTACTTATCTTTATACACTAACTAATCGATAGTGTCAACCGTTAAAACCATTTTTTGTAATTCTTCCAAGTGTCCATCGTGATAACCTCTGCGTGAGAGCCTCCGTACACAACACCGCAAGAGATTACTCCCTTCTTGATGCCGTACTTCCCATATCTCATGGCTAGTGAGCCACTATCAACCAAGCACCCAACGTTCATGCCAAAGATCGTGCTGTTATGATTCGTGCTATAGATTACAGCCGCCGCCGAATGGACATGACCCATTACATAAGAGCAACGCTTTTCCTTCGCGGTGTTGGCACAACCGTAGCGCCCCCCACTCCCGATCCCGTGTTCCACAAGCACGTTCCACCCATCGGGGTCGATGACATAATAAAGAGGGTGGATATTCCAACCTTCAGGCAACCCGTAAAGTTCGTTGCTATCCTTCAGCATTGATGGTAGCAAACCAAGCTCCTTCATCGCTCTCTGCGGGATAGCGTCGTGGTTCCCTAACACCATGTCCCCAAGAGGAAATGCTTTCGAGTAGTCAGCCACAAATGCAAGTGCCTTCTTGTACTCCTCAACAGCATTATGAGCGTCAATCTCAGATGTAAACCGCGATTGAGCGTGGAAATCCAGAAGGTCTCCTACATTCACAACACGTTCTTGGCAACCTCTCCACTCCTGAACCCACTTCAAAAACTCAATGGTATCAGGGTGTGAGTAAGGCGCGTGAATATCCGGGTGGATACACATCGGTCGATTGTCCGACCGGAACTTCGGCTTAACATCGTTGACGTATCCCTGCAATCCCTTACCCGCTGTAACTTTCAAAGGCTTAGTTCCGCCCTCCGCCAACCGACAAGCTCGCTTCACCGAGTCCTTGCTGATGTTTAGCTGAATCGACGCATCGAACTCACCGATATCTTTAACCAACTTAAGAATTTTCCGCGCCTTACGTAGTGAATATGCCATGTTACTCGCTCCTCATGTATTTATCAAACAATTCCTGACTCCAACCCGCCGCGACAATCGCAACCTCTAGCATCTCCATGAAGTCGTCGAACTTCACACCGTCGTCTTCAACTTGCTCCCAACTTATCGCAACCTCATGCCCACCGTCAACTTTAATCTTGATGTAATCCTTCATTTCCCCGCCTCCACAGTCTTCATCATCGCGTCAACCACTCCCTTGATTAGCTCCCAATCCTCCTTCTCAACCGCGATGATACTCTCTCTCGTATCCGTTTCCTGACTCAGCGTGATGAACTCTCCGGCTCCCTCGTCCGCAATCCGAATGATCGTTGCGTTTATGCTGAACGTCTGCTCTTCGACTGGCTTAACCGTGTATTCCGTAATTTTAGCTTCGTATTCCATGTCATGCTCCTTTGTTACCACAGCTCATCTTGTGAAAGCCATTCTGTCCGCACTCCGCGCACTCTTCCAACTCGTCCTCGCAATCCTCTGGAAATTGGATGATGTTTCTCGCGCAAACCAGATTGAACTTCGCCTGCATCAACTCCTCAACAACCTCTTCGACCTCCCGAATCAACTCGTCCAGAACCTCAACACCCGATTTCGCAGGGGTCGCACATACCATCGCAACCAACTTGTTCGTCAGGTGCGCGATTGATTCTTCCGCTGATTCGATAACATCCCGCGCATTGCTCTTGTGAATCCGAGCCGCAAATATTTTTATGTTCGTGCCACTTGGCATTTTAATCCTCCCATTTTCCAATCGCTCTCAAGTACGCCTCCACCTTTTGGGCGGTGGTGGCTTTCCAGATAGAGAACGAATAGCGCACATAATTAGGATCATCCCTATTTAAGATTTCATGAAGGCTGTTCTCATATCTTGAGAGATGCACTTCATCCAACTTCCGCACCATGCGGTCGATCTGGTTTGCGTCCGTGAAGTAGTCGGGGAGTAAAAAGTCAGGGATTTCTATATCGTTTTTATGCCAACGACTATTCATAAGCCAATCACGCCCTTGTCGGTACTCATACCCATCCGCCGCCGCCATCGCTTTAATCTGATCTTCGTTTCTCATGTCTGCTCCTTTGTGCTTAACCTTTTATTTCTTTGATTACCTGTGATATTGTGAAATCCAAATCATCAAGTATATCAACTTGGTTTTGGCGCAAGTCGGAGTTTCTTAGTTCTTGTATTTTTTCACGAATGTCTTTCTCTGAATATTTCATATTTAATCTCCATTTCTAGTTCGCCTCTGTTGTGATCTCTTTGAAGGTTCCGATTATCATTCCCCGCTCCATGATGTAAAAGTCCCATCGTTAAAATTAAACTTCAACCAATAACTCCCCAATTTTCCCGTTGTTTTTCTCCGAACCTTTTGGATGTTAATACTAACCAAGTTGTCTGGGTTCCTTTCGATATTCTTATCCCGATGTACTGCAACAATATTGTCCGGTTTGTTGAAGAAGTTTGCTGATCCTGCAACATCGTAAGCAGTTGGAACCGGATAGTCAAACACTTTCGAGCCATTCTGGAGGGTAATATCTTCCTTCCGTAACTTGGTAGGGTGGGCAACAATCCACGCCATAACATTATGCTCGTTAATGAATGCTCGAATCCTACCCAAGAACCTTGATACATATTCCGTCTCGCTAATTCCGTTTGGTCTAGTGTGGCTAAACTCGTTGTAAGGGTCTAGCACAAAGGCATTTACACCTTTCTCTACCACAAGATACTCAATCAATTCGAGAATACTTTCAATACTCATGTCTTGTTCCGAAGGGGTCAGCATGAATATTTTATCCGATAGTGTGCGAAGACTATTCCGAATATCCTCCTTTGTTGTGCGTTGATAATTATAAGCACCGTAGAAGTTTGTGCAGGTGTGCATCTCAATTAATTGCTTCATGTGCATTTCAAGCGGGTGGCTCTCAGGTGAAAACACAGCCCACTTATAGTCGTGCATCTGGGCTGAATTAATAATAATATTATCCAACCATGTAGATTTACCACTACTAGGTATCCCCGTCAGGAGGTAGAGTTCAGGTTTCAGAGCCAACTCAACATTAACCCACCTGAGATTATCTCCCTTCTCATGCTCTGGATTCTCCCACAACTCGAGCAACCCATCCTCAATGTCCATAGTTGTTTTGTAACTATCGCTAACATTAACCTTGTCCATCTCTGCGGCTAATGTCTCTTTAATATCGTCAATTCCCATTAAATTTCTCCATTCAAATACAATAATCGTTGTTGTTGCTTCCCTTCACGCTGATGTCCCGGAAGCCTTGATACTCTTGCGCGGTTTGAACAGGCAGGGTCTAACCCATACGCCTTCCCGAACTCCCCAAACAACCAACCTCGAACATCCTTCTCCCATTTTTCCCCATCCGAACCGCAGTTGACTTTAACCCAACCGTGAAGACTCTTACTACCCGAATGTATCACCGCTGATACAGGGACACCAATTGAAATGCACTTAATCCAGAATTTCACCTGCTTGACTAGTGGCACTTCGTCCATTTCGCACACAGCGTACCGTAACTCTTTAACGGTTTGCTCGCATCTGTAGCTCATCTTGGCCTCGGTGGTCATCCCAACATCACCAGTCATTGGATTTGGAATGATGTGCGGGTACTTGCCCAAAGGTTGCTTTAACCACTCACCAACCGTCTTCACATCGCGGTCAAAAACATCCCCAATGAAAAGAGAGTCGGTGGGTTTATACAGGGTTCGTAGAGTTAAATCACCGTCTGCGTCTGGGTCACCGTGTAAACTAATTGGTGACATATCCATCAGCTCAATCACTCCATCATCAATCTTACTGATGAAACTATCTAGCGCGTTCACCATTTTAGGGGCAAACCGACTAATGGGGCGCGGTGCAATTGGCTCGTAATCACTACTAACCGTCTTGAACGCTTTGTTTATCGCCTGCTCCATCTCGTTCGGACGCAAACCGTCTAATCCAGAGCAGTCTGCTAGGATTTGATCCGGGGTTAACTCCGATAACACTCCCAAACTCGCAATCTTTAGAATGTATTGATGAAGACCACCTCCACGGCAGGGACATTCGGTAATCGCTTCTTGATACTTTGATAGTGCGCTCACTTTTGCTCCCCATATTTATCATGGTGTTGCTTCCAAGTTAAACCGTTACACAGGTCTTCACCTGACGGGCCTCTCTCGTTGGATTTGAATATGTGACTATCATTATCGTCATTAAGATACATCTGCAACTTCGTATCTCTTGTTATAAACTCAGGGGATAAATACTTCGGGTTGTTGCGGTGATATTCTGAGTTCGCCGCGTTCTCTGCCGCCTTGAATATATCCTCAAGAGTAAAGCCCTCCTTCAATCTAGCGTTAATGGCACCAACAACCTTATCGGACAACACTCGATAGTTTCTTCCGGTGACATGATTGAACCGCTCAATAAAACCATCATAGTTATTCTTTTCTTTCTTATCATTCTTGTTTGTTGCGATTTGTTTGTCATCCGTTTGCGATTTGTTTGTCACTTGTTTGTCATCCACCTGATGCTCTTTCCACTTTTTTACTTCTATTATTGAGTATTTGTTTGTCGTTTTGATTGCGATTTCTCCGGTCTTTTTCAACTTTTTTAGACTGGTACGAATCTGGGACGCAGTTAGTCCTGTTTGCAATCTAAGCGAGTCAACCCCCGTTATCAAACTCCCGCGAGGAATCTCAGCACCCTGCCATTTACCATCCTTGTGATTGGCTTTAATTAGGAGGTGAATGAAGAGTCTCGTAGTGTTGTGATCGCTGTACCACTCCCATTCTGTTGTGCTCCTGTGGAGCTTTATCCACCCAGACATTATTCACCCCTCAACATAGCGTTGATAATCATGTTGCAAGTTGATTTAAGGATATATAATTGTCTAGCTGATGCGCCAGTACTGCGCATATACTCAACTGATTTATCCCTAATTGCGGTGTATTTATCGATTTCCTGCGGTGTCTTGCTTTGTTTCTTGTCCATTTGTAGCTCCATACGGGTTACGGTTTCTTAATTTGTCTACGTCTTTACACGTAAACTCGATTGCTTTCTTGATGCGGTCTACTACCACAGACGGAAGCTCATACACTTCGGCAATATCGCCGAGGCATTTGGCCACTTGTCTGTTGTAAACTGACTGAATTGGGGGTAGCATCCGCACTCCTTCTTTTAACTCACCCGTGACCATACACACCTCCAAAGTCCATGTCAAGTACTTTCTTCAACTTTCTACTCATCGCCGCTCTCCTTTCTTCTCAATTTGACAGCCTCACTACACATCCTAATCAAAGACCTCTTTGCGGCTTGTGCTTCGTAGAATCTGCCCTTCCAGTAATCCACATTACTCTGTATATCAGCAAGTTCTTCTCTTGGTATTGTTACATTTTTACTCATCGCCTTTCTCCTTAATCAAACAAACGCCCGATTGCGCCCACTCATCCCATTTATCCCCACCAAGGTACTTCTCTTGCGCCTCTTGCTGGCTGATGTATCCGGTAAACGTCTTGTTGCTCCCGTCTTGGTCAGCGCTGAAACATGCCACCAGATTATTGTCTAGGTCGGTCATCGCTTGTCCTCCTTGAATTTATCCCAGTACGCGCCATTCTCCCAAGCGATTCGGCACATTTCATATACATGATCGTGCCAATCGACACCATTTGCCTTTCCTGCGCTTCCCTCGTTGTACCACCACACCTCAAACTCACTCACCAACTTTCTCCCCGTCATCGCCGTCCTCCCCCTTACACATTGAACACGGTTGAGGCTCGTCCCCATACCGCGCCTGAGCGTCGGTTAGATACAGCCCTGTTCCGTTGCATTGCGGGCATGGTTCTTCATCGATTATCTTTTCCTCGTTCATTTCCGTCTCCTTTTCGCTTTTTTCTCTGGTCTTGGCGTAGTGAACACCGGGTCTA